CTCCCATGGCCAAAACTTTCCGTGATCCAATCAAATCAGCCAGTCTAACTCGCATAAACGAGTTGGAACAGCTAGTCATGAATTTCCCGGAATTTACGATTCCTTTGAACGTAGGCGCAACCAAAACACCATCTGAAAACTGATAAATCGACTCAGTTTCCAAATAAGCTTTCGCAATCAACAAATGGGAATAATCAACTGATTCCGAAGTTGCCAACTTAATGGCAGCCTTGGCCCTATCAACAACTTGCCACTGTTTCGTCCCCCAATCCCAACCTGATATATCAGCGTAAGACATGTCCATTCCACAATCCATCACGTCCTGATAAACAGCTCGACTATCTTCATCGGTGAATCCTATACCTGGTTTAGAAGGTATGTTTTTCCAATTCTGAATTTCCAGCCTCTTCAAATGCTGGTTTAACAGCATTTCTATCATTTTGTCAGTAAGGGACACTGACATTATCAACCTAACGCGACCTTCCCTAATCTTCTTAATCTTGTGAGGCTCGTTTTTCACAAACACTCTCACTGGATCCATCAAATTATTTTCCAATCGCTCTTCTCTAGTCATTTCCTTCAGCTTTTCAATGGGTATAGCTAAAATCCTTTCAACTCGGTCCAAAACGACAGCATTAAAGCGTTTTCCCTCTGCCTTCAAATAGCAATCATTTCTTCTTGCTATGTTTGCGTGAGGTACTCCAGGACTGGCATCCGCCTTAAGGTCCTGTTTTAACACTTCAATTTGTTCGTCCCATACCGAGCGGTCGTATTTCAGCAAATGTAGAGGTAAATTGTGTCTTAAATATTGGGGCAACACTCTTTCATCCGACTCTCTTAATTCTTCTTCCGTAGGTTCTCTATAATCAACAATATGCCTGTCGCACTGCAGTTTAAAACTCGCTTTCTCAGCTTCAGCTCCTCGCGGGGGCCAAGCATAGTCCTTGAGTCTTTCATCTATAGCGCAAGCAGCTTTCCATTTAGCAGATTCCTTCTTCTGGCTTGCTCCTGCAAAAGTCACGTAACTCTCACCAATCTCTACTGCTTGTTTGCAGAAGGGCACTGGTGTTTGTCGCAACGAATAGTAGGCGCCCCAGATCT